CAAATCCTCGCAATTTGCGTACGCACTCAGCAAAGCAAATTCGCCAGATCGCAAACAGCATTGCGACGTTCAAGTTCAGGAGTCCGTGCCTGGTCAACGAAGACGGCCAGCTCATTGCCGGGCACGGTCGTTACCTGGCGGCAAAGCTACTTGGTCTGGCGAAGGTACCGGTCATAGTGGTCGCTGGACTTTCGCCTGCCGAACAACGCGCACTCGCGATCGCCGATAATAAGATCGCGGAAAACGCGGGCTGGGATCGCGAGCGCCTGGCAATAGAGATACCTGAGCTGAGCGAGTTGCTGAGCGCGGAGGGGCTTGACGTCTCCATTCTCGGTTTCGAGCCGGTCGAGATCGATCAATTGCAAGCCGACTTTGAACAGGACTCATCTGATCCGCAAGACAGTGTAGAGCCCCAATGGCTTCAGGCAGCGCCGGTCAGCCAGCTCGGAGATCTCTGGATATTAGGAAATCATCAGCTGATGTGTGGTGACGCTCGCCGCGCCGATCACATTTGCAAGCTCATGAGTGGATGCCCAGCCGATATGGCTTTTCTTGACGTGCCTTACAATCTGAAGATCGGCGGGGTGGTCGGTCGCGGCAAAACCAAACACTCAGAGTTCGCCATGGCGAGCGGGGAAATGTCGTCTCCGGATTACGCGCGCTTTCTGGACATCGTCTTGAATGCGGCGGCCGCAGCTTCACGTGACGGCGCGCTGCACTTCGTGTGTATCGACTGGCGCCATATCGGTGAGCTCTTGGCCGCCGCTAATCCAATCTTCGGAGCGATGCTCACCCTAGTGGTATGGACGAAGACGAACGCGGGCCAGGGCTCATTCTATCGCAGCGGCCACGAACTCATTGGCGTGTTCCGCGTCGGTACCGCTGCCCACCTCAATAACATTGAATTAGGTCGGCATGGACGTTCCCGCTCGAACGTTTGGCATTACGCCGGCGTGAACGCGTTCCGTGCGGGGCGGATGGATGAGCTTCGGGCGCATCCCACTGCAAAGCCAATCGCGCTCGTCGCTGACGCCATCAGGGACTGCACACGGCGCGGCGATATTGTGCTCGATACCTTCTCGGGCTCAGGCACGACCATCATGGCAGCAGAACGCGTAGGACGCCGTGCCCGCGCGCTCGAGATTGACCCCCGTTTCGTCGACGTCGCGGTGCGCCGCTGGCAGGCCTTCACCCGCCGAGACGCAATCCACGCGCAGAGTGGCCGCAATTTCGATGACGTCGCAGCAAACAGTTCGCAACGAGCCGGTCGCGCGTCCGCTCGCAACAAGTGACGGAGGCGGCAATGACCAAGAAGTCTCCCAAACGCAAAGGTCCGCCTCGGTCGCAAAACACGTCGTCCGGGTCGCCCTATCCGGTCGGCTATGGAAGGCCGCCGCTGCAGGGCCAGTTTAAACCCGGCGTGTCGGGGAATCCGAGGGGGCGGCCGAAAGGGCGCCTCAACCTGGAAACGGTGATGCGGACGGAGCTAAATCGACGGATCACAATTCGGGAGGGCGATCGAAGCCGCATAGTCAGCAAGGGCGACGCCTTTGTCGTCAAGACCATCAACGGCGCCCTGAACGATAATCCAAAGGCAGCTGCGATCCTGATCAACCTCCTGCGAGCACTCGGCATCATTGGTGAACCATCCGACGTGGCCGAGGACCAGGCGAATACTGACACGACGGCGGAAGAGCAGGAAATCATCGACTTTTACCTGAAGAAACACAACGAAAGAGGTGAAAAGAAATGACCCATCTAGAACAAGCGTTTCACGACGCGATCTTGCGAACGGACTTCGACATGTTCGTCCGACGCTGCCTCATGACACTCAAGCCAGGATCCCCCTATTTACCGAACTGGCACATATCGGCGACGAGTTTTGGGCTGGAACGGATTCGGCGCGGTGAGATCACAAGGCTAATCATCAATATGCCGCCGCGGCATCTCAAATCGATCATGGTCTCGGTTGCATTCCCAGCGTTCCTGATTGGGCTTGAACCTTGGCGCCGAATCTTCGTCATCAGCTACGGCGACGATCTGTCATCGAACTACGCCAGTGATTTCCGCTCGATTGTTGAGTCAGAGTGGTATCGCCGGGCATTCCCCGCCATGCAGATTACTCGAAGCTTGCAAGATGAGGTGCAAACCACTAGGCGGGGATTCCGGAAGTCGACCTCGGTGTACGGGCCGCTCACCGGCCTCGGCGGCGACGTCTTCATCATTGATGACCCGCAAAAGCCGGTGGACGCGCAGTCCGACATCCTACGCGAACGGCTCAATCAATGGGTCTCGAACACGTTGATATCGCGGCTCGACAATAAAGAGAGGGGAGTCATCATCCTTGTCCAACAGCGCGTTCATTTGAATGACCTCAGCGGCTACCTCATCGAATCGGGCGGCTGGGAGGTCCTCAGTTTGCCCGCGATCGCGGAGCAAGATGAGGCTGTGGCGATCGGTGACCGAGTGTTTCACAAGCGTCGGGCAGGCGAAGCGCTGCACCCTGACCACGAATCGCTCGAGAGCCTCCGAAAGCTTCAACGGCAGATGGCGCCCGACGACTTCGCCGCGCAATTCCAGCAGTGTCCGGTGCCACCTGGCGGGGCCATGATTCGACCTGAGTGGCTCCAATATTACGATAAGTTGCCTGAGCGCACCTATCGCGCCAAGATTTTGCAAAGCTGGGACACCGCTGCGAAAGATGGGGCGCAAAACGATTGGTCGGTTTGCACCACATGGATGATCCTGGACGGCACTTATTATCTCATCGACCTCTGCCGTGGGCGTTTTGAGTATCCGCGGCTTAAAGAGACGGCGATCAGGCTAGCGCAAAAGTATAAACCCGGCTGGGTGCTGGTCGAGGATGCTTCGACCGGCACGGCGCTCGCCCAAGAACTCAAAAATGTTCACTGCGGCGCAGCTGTACAACTCGTTCCGGTCGAGCGCGATAAAATCGGCCGCCTCTACGTCAACCAGGCGAAGTTTGCCGCCGGTCTCGTGCTGTTTCCCCGAGGGGCGCCGTTCTTACCGGAGCTTGAAGCCGAATTGCTTACGTTCCCTCAAGGAAGGACCGACGACCAAGTGGATAGCATCAGCCAGGCGTTAAGTTACAAAATCTCGGCGTGTCTCTGGGACGACAGGAGCCTCGAGGGACTTCGCAGTTTTGTCGACGCGATTACCATGGACCAGTACTTGGGCAGGGTTACGGGCCGGCCCTGGTGAACGAAGCAGAGGCCCACTACTGCATCTAGCGGCTCATCACCGCGCGGCTGCGGAGGCAAGTAGCCTTCTCAGCAGCTTGAGCAGCATGAACAGCCAGAACGCGACCTCCGTCTTGCGGCCTGTCCGAAGATGATCGGGATGGGGCGAAAAGAGCAGGATTTGCTCACGTTTCGCTCGACTTCCATGGCACTGCGAACATGTGTGGGGGCGCAAACGGGAGCCGATGCATGCCAGGCTCCCTACATTGCGAAGCTGTAGACCAATTCCCTCATCAATCGAAGGCGGCGCGGGTTCCGGCGCGATCGAACGGCTCGTTTCCGGAGATGCTCTGGATTGGTCCAAATGAGCCAGAAAGGTGCTCAGATTTGGCTGGACTTTCTATCGGAACGGAGCGTGTGTGGTGGCGCGCAATCGAGGTTCGTCATGAACCAACGCACCCAATACGCCGGCCCGACCGAGAAGCCCCCGACATGCGGCATCGAGTGCAATAGCCTCGTCCCGAATGCACGAACATCGAATAGGCCGGCGCTTGATGGCGAACAGATAGCTCTTGCGGCCAGCCGTCCATGCGCCACCGCAATTCTGATTGATCGATTCTTCAAGTAGGAGTGATAACTCGGTTTATTAGCAGCCCTATCCTACCCGACGACTCCATCGCACCCGCCAGCGCCTTCGGCCTCCGCGGGGCTGCGGTCGTGGCGGCTCATGCCGCCATCAATCGATGGAGCCGACCATGAAACTCACCGACACTCAGCTTGTACTCCTATCCCGAGCCTCCCGGCGGCCGGACCGCTGCGCCGAGTTTCCGGCGAACCTGAAGGGAGGAGTTGCCCAAAAATTCGTTGCGAAACTCCTCCACAACGGACTCCTTGAGGAGGCGCGGGCAGAGGCCGACATGCCGGCTTGGCGCAAAGGTGATGATGGCGTCTTCGCCTTGCACCTCACCAACGCGGGACTCTCCGCCATCTCGGCCGACGAAGCCACCCCGCCCCCCGGCAACTGCGCAACCCCGCCGGCTGCGGTGGACGCAGCCCCTTCCCCGGCCAAACCCGAACCCTCGCGGAAGCGATCTGAGTCAAGGCCAAAGCATCGGCGCCCGATTACCGGCCGCAAGTCGACGGCGAAGCCGAAGGGCGCGTCCAAGCAAGACATCGTGCTGGGCTTGTTGAACCGCGCCCAAGGCGCCACGATCGCCGCCATCATGAATGCGACCGACTGGCAGGCGCATTCGGTGCGGGGCTTCTTCGCAGGCGTGGTGCGCAAGAAACTCGGCCTGAACCTTGACTCGGAGATTCGCGGCGACGAACGCGTCTATCGGATCGTCTGCTCGACCAAGGCCGGCAACCAGCAAGAAGAAGGGCTGAGCCGTGGCTCGTCCCAAAACCACCAGCGTGGACGCCTCGGCCATTGAGGCCGAGGTGGCCCGCATAGGTGCGATGAACAAAGCTGAACTTCGTTCCGTCTGGCGCATCAAGTACAAATCAGATCCGCCACGCGCTTTTGGGCCGGATCTGCTGCGTCGGTCGCTCGCATATCGCGTTCAAGAGGAGGCTTTCGGCGGTCTTCCAGCCCGTACCAAACGCGAACTTGACCACCTCATCGCCCTACTGAGCAAAAAGCCAACATCTCGGATTGAGCTGCCGCGGCGCATCAAACCCGGTGCAGTTCTTATCCGGGAATGGAACGACAAGGTCGTTCGGGTCACGGTCGTCGAGAATGGCTTTTTGTTCGAAGGGAAAACGTTCTCAAGCCTGTCAGAAATCGCGCTCTTGATAACAGGCACGAAATGGAATGGCCCACGCTTTTTTGGACTGCGGAGCCCACCGAAAGGGGAAGCTCCTACACCCACAACCGATAGCCGGGGTGAGGCTAATCCTGCCGTCGGCCAGCGACGCCGAGGCCGCCCCCGCAAAGACGATCTGGGGGGCGCCGATCTACCGAACCAGAAGGCCGCCTCATGACTCTGCGGCAACAAAAACCAGTTCGATGCGCGATATACACGCGGAAATCGACCGATCACGGGTTGGAGACCGAGTTCAATTCCCTCGAAGCCCAGCGAGAAGCCTGCGAGGCGTATGTCAAGAGTCAGGCTCAGGAAGGTTGGCGCCTGATACCCGATCATTATGACGATCCGGCCTATTCGGGCGGATCACTCGATCGCCCTGCCCTGCAACAGCTGCTCCGCGATGTCGATGCCGGTAAGGTCAACGTCATCGTCGTTTACAAAATCGACCGCCTAACCCGCTCCTTGGCTGATTTTGCCAAGCTGGTCGAGATTTTCGATGCCAAGTCCGTCTCGTTTGTCGCCATCACGCAGCAATTCAACACGACAACGTCGATGGGGCGCCTCACGCTCAATGTCCTACTGTCGTTCGCCCAATTCGAGCGAGAACTTGCCTCGGAGCGCGTGCGCGACAAAGTCGCCGCCTCGAGACGAAAGGGCAAATGGACTGGGGGCGGCGTTCCTTTGGGCTACCGCTCCGAAAACAAAAAGCTCGTGATCGATCAAGCCGCAGCTGAAACGGTACGATATATCTTTCGCCGTTACCTCGATCTCGGCCGCATTCAGCTGCTCGCGGACGACCTCCGAGAGCGCGCAATCTGGACAAAACGACCGATCGGCACCGAGGGCGTAGGCATTCAATTCACGTACGGCCCCCTCGCCCACCTTCTCAATAATCGTATTTACCTGGGGGAGATCGGACACAAGGGCACTTGGTTTCCCGGAGAACACGCGCCGATCGTCGATCGCGAGACATTCGACCAGGTTCAGAATCTCCTGAGGTCGAACAGCATCGAACGACGGTGGCGCAGATCGGCGAATGGCGCGCTGCTAACTGGCCTCCTATTCGACGACCGCGGCAACCGCATGAGCCCAAGCTTCTCAACTAATCAGGGCGTCAGATATTTCTTTTACGTGAGCGCTGCATTGCTCAGAGGGGGAAGTCATAAGGCTGGCTCATTGCCACGCGCTTCCGCCACTCCCCTCGAACAAACCGTTATGAAAATCGTCTACCAGCACTCAGGCAAGCTAGACGAGGCTTTATCCGATCGAGATCTCTTGGAGGACCTGGTTGAACGCATCGTCGTGGGCAAGGATCGGCTGAAGGTCGAGCTAAAGCCAATCCCAGAACAAGCAAATTCGATTGGCCCATCCTCCTCGGCTGATTCAGCGAACGAACGACATCGCTCCATAACGGTGCCATGGTCAGCGAACTCTACTCGACCATTTGTCCAGATCGATGAGAGCGCAACCAAACCCGGCTCCAGTCCCGATCCCGGCCTCGTGCAGGCAGTCGGTCGAGCCCACGCATGGATCCGTCAGCTTTCGGATGGCATCTATGAATCCATTGAGGAATTGGCTCTCGCGCATGGCATGCATGTAAAAGTCGTCCGCAAAGCTATTCGGCTAGGTTTTCTGGCACCCGATATCGTGGTGGCAATCTTAATTGGAGACCGGTCGCCGACCGCAACCCTGAGCGCATCACATTCGGAGCTGCCTCTATCGTGGGCGGCCCAGCGTCACAGCCTTTAAAAACGCAGGCCGCTCGTCAGTGGGGCGGGATCATGGCTCGGTAATTAGGGCCTCAGCAGCATCTCGCTGGCCGATTCCCGGTGCCGATCCAGTGGCCTTGCGGAAAACACGCGCAAAAGAGGCCACGTCCTTATAGCCGAGCGATTGGGCGATCTGCTTCTGCAAGGCGTCACCGCCCTCCAGGAGCTCGCGCGCTCGTGCAATGCGAACAGCTCGACAATACTCGATCGGGGTCATGCCTGTTGCCTTGGCGAACCGCCGTAGCAGCGTGCGCCGTTCTAGTCCGGACGCTGTCGCTAAGGCAGCAAGGGAAACGCGCCGTCCGTCTCTCATATGCACCCACTCCTGAGCCTTCAATACGGCTTTATCTCCATGCGTCTGAGGAGGAGCAAAGCCGGTAAAATAACGCGCCTCATCCGCGGCTGGATCGGAAAGAACTAATCGCGCCGTCTCCGCCCTCGTGGCCGGGCCAAGAATCCTGTCAACCGAGACCGGGCTCGGCGTTCTCGGAATGCTCGGTTTTACCGCCTACGCGGGTCTTAA